CGACCTTGGGACCGAGCTGGTCCATGACCTCGCCGATCTTGTTGAACACTTTGGTGGCGATGGGTTCGATGGCCAAGAACACGCGGTTCTTGAGCATGGTCAGTTTCTCGGCGAAGTCTTGAGTGTCTGCACTTGCGCCGAGGATGGTTTCGCCGCCGCCTGCGATGGCTGCGGTCATGTCTTCATACGAGAGCTTGCCTTCACGAATGAGGGCTGCAAGTTTCGGGCCAGCCTTTGCGCCGAACACGTCGAGCGCAATGCCTGCGCCAGCAACGTCGCTAGGTGCGCCCTTGATTGCGTTGAAGGTTTCGCTGAAGACGCTCGAGGCGTCTTTGCCTTGCTTGGCTGCAGTAGCCAGGGACTTCGACAGCGCTGGCATCACGTCGCCAGCGTCCACGCCAGCCTTGGCGAGTGTGGCGAGGAAGCCTGCGGACTGGTCGAAAGAGAGACCAACTTCACGCAGAACTACGCCGGCTCCACTCATGGTGCCGGCAAGTTCCGCGACCGACACGCCAGAGGCTTGCGAGGCACGGAAGAGGAGATCGAGTTTGCCCGATTGATCTGCAGCACCGACGCCGAAGTTGTTGAACACGTCGGTGACTGCTGTGAGGTTGCCACCGAGATCGGTGCCGGTCATGCGTGACAGCTCAAGCACCTGGCTAGAGAGTGTCTGCAGAGGTGCGCCGGTGAGGCCGAGCTTCTGTGAGAAGACGGTGATGGCTTTGCCAGCATCGCCGAACGATGCAGGCACTGTGCCGGCGACCGCTTTCATGTCGGCTTGCAGTGCCTCAAGTGCCGGACCGGTTGCGCCGGTGCCGATGCGAATGTTGTCGAAGGCTTCGTCGAATGACGACCCGATCTCGAACAGTCCGGCAGCGACTGCGCCAGCACCGATGAGGATGCCTGCGCCGGCGACCTTTGCTGCGCCTGAGAGTTTCGTTGAGATGCTTGAGGTCGACTTCGCCAGCTTGTCCAGTTCTGACTGCGCCCGGTTGAGGCCCTTCGCATCGAACTGAGAGATGACATTCAGATTGACAGCCATAGCGTCCTCAGTCCTGCGTTAGTCGAGCTTTCGTTGCAGCTCGTTCTCAAACTTGTTGATCGTCTCGAGCACTGACCGAGTGATCGCTTGCTCGCCACCCTTGGCATCCCATGCACGCCAGATCAGGCGAGATGGTTTGCCGCCACGCAGCGTGATGGCGTTGACGAAGCTGATGCCAGCAGTGCCACTGCCCGAGGATTTCTTGCCGGCGAGTTCATACACTGCGCCAGCGGCTGACTTGTTCTGGATTCGCCAGGCTGCCGAGGTTGCTGAGCCTTTGCTTCGACTTCCACCTTGGCGGACGACGATGCCCTTCAGCACCTCTGATTGATCCCAGCCGAGTCGACTACTCCACTTGCCGTTGCCGCCGCTCTTCCAGTTGCGCATCGCAACGGAAGGGACGTAGGACTTAGCCAGGGACGAGACGGGAGTGATGAAGCTCTTGATCTCTTTGTCCATTGCTTTGCGAAGATCAGCGTCTGCAAGTTTCAGTTGTTTCTTAAACTCGTTGTAGCCGTTCAAGACAACGGTGGTTTCGAGTCCACCGCTCTCGATTTCGGTGGCCATGCCCTTGACCTTCTTGGCCATGACTACCCCTTCCGAGATTGTTCTTTCAGTACCGCAACGATCGCCCAGAACACGTCCGGCGGAGTGTCGAGCAGATCGTTGGGTGCGATGCTGGTGGCAACAGAAACCTGCGCCACCAGCATCGTCATGCTTTCTCTAAAGGGACGCGCGGCTCGTCGCCGGCTTCGATCGAGTCAATGTCGTCAAGCCATTCGTCGAATGGTTTCACGACAAGACCGGAAACGTGCGAGCCCTTCCAGGCTGCCCAGCAGAGCGCTTCGTAAGAGGCGTCCTGGCCGAACAGTTGGGTCATCGGCTTAGCGAACTGACGCTCGGCAGCGACGATGACCTTGGGGGTGACAGGGATCTCATACGGCTCGCCCTGTGCAGGAACGACCCGAAGACGCATGAGAGCAGCCATGACTAGGCCGTCGCCTTGGCGATGGTGCCGTCGATTGGCCAGGTGATTGAGGCAGCGGCGAGTTCGCCGACCTGCGCATCGAGTGGCATCCATTCGGTGACAAGCGCCGAGAAGGTGTAAGACGGATTGGCGGTGCCAGTGGCGGTGCCGTTGGGCTTGACAATGACAGCAGCAGTGCTGCCGATCAATGGGTAGAGCGTCTGTTCGACGGATGCAGCGGCGAAATCTTGGTTAAAATCAATCGCTACTGACGAGTCAGCGAGACCGGCAACGCGACGCACGGCAGTGTTGCCGAATGTCGTGGTCTCGATCTCGGCGCGCGTTGTTGAGAGTGTCACCTTGGTGATGTGGCTTGAGAGGTCCACGCCGCCGATGGAGACGTTGGCATTAGTGATGACGATGGCCATGACGGCTTAGTCCTCCTGGGTAGATGTTGCTGGTTCGACCTTGGTGGTCTTGGACTTGGTGCTTGCGAGGTGACCAGCACCGATGAGGTGCTCGATGTCGCAACCCTCGAGGTCGTCATCGCTGACGATCTCGCCGGGTTCGTGGCCCACCACGTTGAGTGGGCCGACGATCTTGTAGGTGTTCACGGGGACTCCTATGCGTGGACGGTGACGTTGAACTCGCAGGTGAGATACGAGGCATCACCAAGCGAAAGAGGACGGACGGCGATCATGTCGCCGACCTTGAGAGTTGAGCAGTTACCGCCGAGCGTTGTGTCGGCTTCGATTGCTGCACGCACTGATTGCGTGCCGCCGTAACTCATCCAGCCGTCGAGGTAGCGCTGCGCTACTCGATCACCCATGCGACCAGCGACAAGGCTGATGGTGAACTCCCATTCGGAAAGGCCGCCAGCCATTGCTCGGTGATAGGTCACCGACTGCATCTGTATGACTGCCATCGGCGGGTTCACTTGTTCGGGCAGATGATCGGCAACTCGCAGCCCTGAGATGGTTGCGAGACGAACGCCGAGTGCAGTCTGAATCGAAGAGGCGGTGCCAGCCATTAGGCGACGACCGGATTGCGATACGGGCGCAGCATGCGCTCGACATCGGGATCAATCGCGCGCACGGTGATGGCTCCGAGATCGCCGAAGCCGGCGACGCCGAGAAGCGAGTCGCCACGCTTGACGAGTCGACCAGCAAGCAAGATGCACGCCGAGGTAACTGGCGAAGGTACTGATGGCCATCCCCACTTGGCAGTGACCTGCAGGTAGGCAGGGGCGGCAGTGGTGAGGAACGAGAGGTTGACCGGGCGAATCATCGTGATCGGTGAGCCCTTGGCCAGTGAGTTGACTGGCTCGAGCTGATACTGAGAAGCGGTGAGCGTTGTGGCGTAGGTGCCGTCTCCAGCCGAGTCGGTCTTGATGACCAAGCCAGTGGTCGTGGAGATGTCGTCGACCATGACGAGATCGCTGACCGGTGGAACGTAGAGCCGAGCGGTTGCTGCAGCGTCGGCATAAAAGCGGCGGTCGCAGTGTTGGTCGATGACTCGCGAGGCTTCTGTGATGCGTGCCTCGAGCATGGTGTCGTCGACGTTGTCATTGATGCGCATCACGCTCTTGAGCTCAGCAAGCGTGCAGTAGCCGTTGGTGATGGCCATTAGATTCTCCAGACGCGGACATAGCCGCGGACGATTTCGTTAGCGCCATGCTCGGCAAGGAACCACGCAACCTCTGAGCCTTTGCCCTGGTCGTCTCGGTTGTCGTCGACTGCGACGATCGAGCCAGGGGCCAGCAGGTTGAGAGCTGCCATGAGTTCGCTGAGGTGATGAGCGGCGGCTGGCTGCGGGTTCTCAAAGTCGACGTCGAAAGAGTCGAGGTAGAGAAAGTCGCAATGGCCGCTCAGTGTTGGGATCACATCAAGTGAGTCGCCGACGATGGCGGTCGTTGCTTGCAGTCCGAGTTCGGCGACAAGTTCGGCACCGAGTGGATTGATGTCGATCGTGGTGACGGTGCCGCCGAGGTCGGTGGCGAGTTGGTCCCACACGATCGTTGACTGGCCGTCGCCTTCCCAGTTGCCTAGATCTCTGACGGTGCCGGTCTCAACGATGCGACAGCCTTCGCCCAGCAGCTCGGCGATGGTGGCGAATGCTTCGTGCCTTTTGCCGAGTCGATCCCAGGCGATCACTTCGCCATCAGTTCGTCGATCTCGGCGAGCACTGGCAGCCAGTATTTGTCGAAGACGATCTTGTTGTCGTAGGTCTCAGCGTGTGCTCGAGCAGCAGCCTTTCGGTCTGCGTCTCGGGCGGTGTCGTAGGCGTGCTCAAGTTCCTCGAGCACTGAATGCACCAGCGGTGTGGCGAACCATGAGGTCTGCAGTGCGTCCCAGTAGGGCTGCACGGAGACGAGGTAGCCGTGACCTTCGACGAGCTCAGGCTGAGCGGTGAAGTTGGACACGATCGAGGG